CTGGAAACCTTGTTATAGGAACTGCTGGTAAAGGTATTGACTTTTCCAGTTCAAGTGATGCGTCAGGTTCTGACATTGCAGCTAATAGCGAGTTACTTGACGAATATGAGGAAGGAAGTTTTGTCCCTGCCTTTGATGTAGGAGGTAGTACGGCTAACAACTACTCTTATCGAAGTGGTAAATATACAAGAATTGGAAATATTGTACATATTAAATTAAGAGTTGCTGCTAGTACGATGGCAAGTGCTTCTAATCCAACTGAAATAAAAATACTTGGACTTCCGTTTGTTCCTTCTAATGACATGAGTGGTGTATCGTTTGAAGCTGGTGGTATTGTTTACGTTTTTGCAGGGTTAGCTAGTGCTGGATATGGTGCATTACAATATACTATAGATGATGTTAATGGTGGCGGTAATGCTGGACATATAAGACTATGGAAAATAGGAGATGGGAGTACTGCTGCAAGTTACAATGTTGGTAATTTAAACAGAGGAGATGTAACTAACTCATTAGATATTAGAATAACTGGCACTTATCACGTTGCATAGACCGAAGCTACGTCTATAAACTAAGCCTAAACCTGTTTTAATCGGAGATTAATCCTAATGGCATTAGCCGAATCAATCGAATACGACAAGATAGAAGTTGTCGGTCAATATAAAAACGTACAAGTACGTAAAGCAACAGTCATCAAAAAAGATGGCACAGAACTAACACGATCTTTTGAAAGATATGTACTGCAAGCTGGTACGTTAGATGGTAATAATGATTTAGTTGATAATCCTTTAGATAAAGAAACTGATGGTGTTACTGCAATACCAGATGAAGTAAAAAATATTTGCAATACGGTATGGACTGCTGATGTTAAAGCTGCTTGGAAAGCAAAACTTATTGCAAATAAAACAGCATAGTGGAAATACCCACCATAGTATTGCCAGATGCAATACCACTTAAAACAATATCTATACCTTTACCAACAGCTGACGTTCCTAGTTATGTACCTTTGGTAGTGCCTCCTAGTGATCTTAGAGAACCAGAAGGTACAGAACCAGAGGCTACAGAAGAAG